TGCCGATGTCCTGCTGACCCTGCTCAAGCTGTCTGGCCCGGGCCTGCTCCACCCTCGACCTAGCCGCAGCCATTTCTGGCGTGACTTCTCCTCGCTTCTTGGTTAGCCCTACCAGCTTCTCTGCTTCCGCCTGAAGAGCTTGCTCATACGGAGTCTTGCCCCTGAAGTCAATAGCACCAAGACCAGCCGGTTCCGCAGTCGGCTCTGGCCTCGTTTCTCTGCGAGGTTCAGTTTGACGTCCACTGGTAGCAGTGCCGGCTACACTTCGTGAAACTGCTGGATTATTGGGCGTCGGCGGAGTTTCTTGTTTCAACCAGGGGTGCTCATTGAGCATCCGTTGCACTGCTGGCTCAGACCCAGCGTTTTGAACAAATTCAAATTGCTGGCGAATCCCTTGACGGCGCTTTTGTTCTTCTTGAAACTCTCTGTCCTCCTCGCTAAATCCCATTCCACCTTCAGGGCTAAGCTGAGCAACAATGTCGTCGTCAATATCTTCAACATCTCCGCCTAGCTTATACGCCCTCATCTCTCCGCCGTTCGCGGCCATGACGGACATGACCTGATCAGCAACGGGAGGCTGTTGCTGTTCCTGGGAGTTCTGTGCCATAGCCTGCTGGTTCTGCATACCACGTTGCAGGGCACGCGCCTTCATGGCATCAGCATAGGCAGAAGCAACGGCCCACTTGGGCCGCAGATCGTTGGGATCGTTGTAGAGCTTGATCAGGTCTTCCGGGGGAAGCTGTTTCAACGCCTTTGTGTACTCGACAGGATTCCTACCCTGCTGGGGCGGCATGACCGAAAACGCACCAGCCTGCCCTGGCATCTGTCCGCTTTGCATCAGGGTTTGAAGTCCAGCCATGATTACTTTCCTTGACCAAACAACAGGTTATACATCCCCAGGCCACCAAGACCGCCCTGGAACATGTTGCCGATGGCAGAGGTTCCGGGGTCATAAGGCCGAGCGTTGGTTGGCATCCCGCTCACGATGTCTCGCATGAAGGTAAGCTGTTTATACGGGTAGTTCATGGACTCAGAAAAGTCCTTGTACCCGATGTCCAGAGGTGCCTGTTCAATGCCGCGCTGGATAGTTCCAGCCTTCATCTGCTCTTGGATGGTCTTCAGATCCTGACCGGCGCCGAATTGACGCGATGCCTCACCAAGACGCTGACCTTCGAGGCCCAGGGTAGCCTCTCCAAGGCGTTGCTTTTGAGCCTGCTCATACGCAGCCATGAGACCCTTGGATTGGATGTCTCCAATCTGGGTGCCCAGGTTGCGCTGGCGCTCAGCCTCCATGATGGCCTGCCTGCTGCCGCCGTAGGCTCCGGCCTGAGCAAGGCGAGCCTGCTCTGACTGCCTGCCAATGTCAGCGGTCCTACGCGCCTCCCGAGCCTGGACATCAACGACATTCTGCAGGAACGGGTTCATGTAGTCCTGGACAGAACCAACAGGACCAAGGCCCGTGTTGAACTGCCCAGGCTGATACGTGCCGGTATTCCCCAGGCCAGTGAATGCCTGCTGCTCCAGGGGAGAGTAGCCTGCCTTGGCCTGCCCCGTGGCGGGATCAGTGGTTTCAAACGCAGTACGCTGGCCTGTATAGGGTTGGAACTGCTGTTGAGACAACCCCCATGCCCTATTGAGCATGTCCGTGAGGTAGCCCTCAAACCCTGGGGCGACGGTGCCGCTCGGATCGATATTACTCATCATGCGCTCCTTTGAAGCTGGTGCATCAGAGCGTACAAAGCGCGAGCACCACCGGCCCGATCAACCTGGGCCTTGGGAACATACATCTCGCCGTTAGACACGCGGGCAGGAGTGTTGCCGGCGATTGTCGCAGGGATGTTGTCACTTGTACCAGTCCCCGGGCCACGGATCAGTTGAGCCTGGGGGAGAAGCTGTCGGATACCCTGCGGGGTTCCATTACGAACAGCATCTGCCGTCAGGACAAACCCACCGTGCTCCATAGGAAGCGGGTTCTGCTTGGTCCCGGTGACAGTGCCGCCGCTGGCATATGCCTGCATGAGACCGCCGTTGGCTGCGAACTCATGGACGGTGGTTGGACCATACCGACCCTGCGAAGTCTTGCGGGTAACCTTGGACGGAGAGAGGTTCAGCTTGATACCGCCACTGGCCTTCTGCCTGTCCTGAAGGCCACCGAGCAGCATCCCCAGAAGACCGGCAAGCCCTCGCGGAGATGTCAGTCCTTGGCCTAGAGCCGCAAAGCCCTTGCCAAGCGCACTAACAAGGTCGTTATCCGGGGTGTAGTTTGCGTATGGATCGCTATATTGATTGCCATAGGTGGGGTCAAATACGCTCTCTTGCGCCCCAATAGTAGGAACATAGCGGTAGCTGTCATCGTAAAAACCAGCCGGATCATACATATCGCTCATATCACGCTCCAAACTCATATTCCATCAGGGGGCCGTAGCGTCCTGCGGTCATCTGTGAGGACCACTCGGGCTGCTTGGGTGCTTGCGCTGCCTGCTCTATCGCTGCCATCACTGGGAACACATCTGCACTGTAGCTGCTATCTGGGGCAGTCGTTGAGCCCGCAGTGGGCGGCGTGCCCGGTGCGATGGAGCCCAAGCTGAACCCACCAAGCGCCTGATCGATGAAGCCCGCCAGCCCCCCGGGGGTGCCTGTGCTGGAGGCGCTGGGCACAGACCCTGCCACCGCTTGGCCAATGGACGGCCCGATACCGCTCAGATTGAGCCCGAGCCCCGCGACGGGCGCGGGGATACCAAGCGTATTGCCCACGGCACTTGCAAGGCCGGATTGCGCCAGCCCGCTGGCGGCTTGACCGAGGTTCCCCTGAAGTGCGCTGGCGACGGGGCCAGGAACGCCAATGGCGCCCAACCCAAGGCTCAGCAGCCCCTGCCCCGGCGTGACCTGTCCAGACTCCAGTCCCTTCGCCAGATTCAGCGCGTTGAACGCCAGCCCGGTGCCCGGTGGGCCGAGCATGGACATGATGGTGGGGAGCGTTGCGTTCAACACGCTGTGCATGTTGTTTGCCGCGACCATCTCCGCGATGCTTTGCGTCGGGTTGTTGGGGTTGAACCCTGTCAGGTTACCAAACCCCATGTCATTCAGGGCACTCAGCGCCGTTGGGGTATTCATCCCGCTTGGGCCGAATGCGTTTTGACTGACCCCCGGCACCCCGCCGCCCATGGCTTCTACCATGGACAATACCGCATCCATGTCTTGGTTGGAACTTGACGAAGGTGCGGCGTCAGCGGCAGCATCTACCCCTCCAACAGCGGCATCAGCGGCAGCGGACGAAGCATCTCCGATGTCCATATTCGTTCCTTAAGTCAGATCCCAGAACGCCATCACTGCGTCAGATCGTAGAAGGTCAAAGACCCGATGGCTGCGCCAGAGGAGCCCGACAGCACCCGGATGCCCAGCGTATAGATATCACTCGTCCCAGTCAAGGAGGAACCCAACTGAAGATCCCAGTTGTACGCCGCAGGCTGGTTGATCGTCCCACTGGACTGGTTGGTGGACTTCACGTATTGGATATCTACGATGGTGCCTACCGTCATGGCCGTGGCAGAAGTGTCCTGCTCCACGTTGGCATCGCCTGCGACTGCAGCCCAAGAGGCCGAGGTCAGCCCGGTGCTGTTCTTTGTCAGAATAACCTCAAAGTCATCCCCCGTCGAGGTTGGCATCACGTTAAATTTAACGGGCAGCACCACTGCGTTCAGCGCGGTGGAAGCCAGCCGGATGGATACCAGAGGAAGAAAGGTCGTGCCAATTGAAGTCTTGGTCGTTGTCCTGCGGGCAACGTACTCGATGGATGTCTGCTCGTAGCCACCTTCTGAAACCACCGAGGAGCAAATTTGCTTCAAGGACGAAGCGCTTGCCGTCGCTGCGGTGTTGGTAATCTCGTACCTGACCGGCAAAATTGCCGTGGTCATGTAAACAGAAGTGATGTCGTTTGCATTCTCAAACGTGTGGCAGACGATGTACTCACCGTTGATGATGAAGCCGCACCGAACGGATCCGACGCCCAACCACTCGAAGTCCATCCAGAGGATCTGCGCCTTGGTCAGATCAAGGGTATACCCGGAGTCTCCAGTGCCGTTAAGTTTGTCGCCGTTCCAATCGGCTTGGTTCACTGTTCGCGTATCGCTGACAGATCCTGAGATGTACGATCTCAAAACAAACGAGACGGTGCTGTCTGCTTGCTGGAGGAACACGCCGTTCTGGGTTCCAAAGTACCCCACCCGCTGGCGAAGCCCGGTCTTGGCGGTGTTCATGACGAACGTAGCCAAACACAACAAGCCTTTGCCGGGTTGGTATGGCATGCACCTGTAAGACTGCCTGACAACTTCAGACCCGCTTGAGGTGGTGACATCCATCCGCACCGAGGCTTCGTTGGGTAGGTAAGTGGTTGAGCCACCTGTAGCCGTGCTGGTGTCGAACTGATTGTCAATTGCGTAGCGGTTCTGGCTGTCAAAAATGGTGTAGGGCTGGCTGACACGCAGGCGCCCAAACGCATCGACGTTGGTGCCACCTATGGATACCGGGACAGTTGTTGCAGATCCGTCCACGATGCGCTCCAAAAGATTGTCGAGTTGGTTGAAGTAGATCCGAAGGATGCTCAGCAGCTTATCGAAGTACTGCGCATCATAGGTGCGCGTGGGGAGCGGCAGGGCCGGAGCCTTGAACCGCTTGATGATGTTGGCCCAGATTGTCATGACTTGCGCCCATCAGGACGGAGATCGATCCGGAACTTGCCCAACTGCCACTGGACACCCAGCGAGTTTGAACGTGCCTTGACCGCCATCTGCCTGCCACGCACGCGGATGTACAAGTTGCCCTGGTAGGGCGTGACGGTGCCGGAGAACCTCTCGACACCGTTGTTGGCGTCACGTTGAATCGTGCGCTCGTTGTTGAGTGCCACCGACATATTGGCCGAAGGTGCCACATTGGTGACGCCCCGCGTGTAGCCGGAGCCCGAGTTCTGCAGGGGCAGGAGAGACATCGTCAAGGATTGGTTCTCAACCGTTGTGGTAGACCCCCCAAAGGTCACATCAGGAAGCATCCGCCAGACGAACCCGAAGTTGTGGCCGTCGTCAATGTCGAACTCGGAAGAGACGATGTAAGAGTCGATTGGTGCAGGGGTAGTGGTTGCCGCATCATCACAACCGATCTCATGGTAGACCAACCGGTTGTTGTAATCCGCCGCTACTGGGATATTGGAGAACACGCTGGCATCGTTCCAGGCTGTCCGCGCCAAAGTGCCGTAGTACCATATCTTTTCAGCGTAGTTGTAGACGGCGTAGCGGTCAACCGTAGTCGAGGAAGCGGAGCAGTAGAACCACCACACTTCGCTGAACTGCTCAACCGTTGACGCGAAGACCTGAAGATTTTGGCCTTGATTGAAATCGTCGAAGATGAACTTGCGAATGTCGCAGTTCAGCGTGCTGGTGCGCCCGTCGAAGACGTAGAACTTCTCGTCGCCCATCCAGTACACAACGCCTGCGGCCACAGCCCAGGCACGGTCACTGACGATGGTGACGTTGTCAGCAAGGATCTGCGAGCCCCAGACAATAGGCGGGCCGAGGTACTGCAGGGAGTACAACGCCGTGTCCGTCCAGACCAGGATCTCCTGACGCGTCTGCGCCACAGCAGCGATTGCCGAGCCCCGAGACAGCGTCAGACTTCCCGCCTGCCCCGTAGCGGCGGGGGTCCAGTTGGCGGCGCTTTCCTGATCCGACCAGCGAATCAGCATGGGGTTGAGCGTGGTCGAGCCAT